TACGGTTCTTTCTGGATGTATGAATGGTCTTATTTCTAAGGCTATTGAAAAAGAGAATTTTGATCGTGCTGAGCAGTTGACTCGTTGGTTTAGTAATCGTTTTGAGAATAATTTCTTTATGGAGATTCAGCCGCATAATCCAGCAGCGTTGAATCATGAATTACTTAAACTTGCCGATAAGTATAATGTTGCTCCGATTGTGACATCCGATTGTCATTTTGCTACGGAAAGCCAGCGCGGAGTAGAAGAGGCTTTGCTTATTCTTTCAACTAAGCCTAATTATAATAAGGAAGCAGATTTTGAAAAGTCTCGTAAAATGGATTTTTTTGAACGTATTAACTATCTTTATCCTGATCGACCGATTAGTTTTCAGGATATCGACGTGTACCTCGCAGAAAAAGCAAACATCAAAGAGCAACTTGAAGCACAGGGTATAGATCGTTCAGATATTTATGAGAACACTCTTTCTGTTGCTGACTCTGTTGGTGATTATGATTATGTAGAGAATAAGAATCTTCTTCCTGTTCCTAAGCGTAATGCTCATGATAAGTTGCGGGATAAGTGTAAAGAGGGTTTGATTAATCGAGGTATCATTGATGATAGTATCTACGATGACAGACTTGAAATGGAACTGTCAGTAATTAAGAAGAAGGACTTCTCCGCTTACTTCCTAGTTGTTGAAGACATGATTACGTGGGCAAAGTCTCAGGGTATTCTGGTGGGACCGGGCCGTGGTTCAGCGGCGGGATCTTTAGTCTGTTACCTCCTTGGTATTACAGAAGTAGATCCTATTAAGTATGATCTATTGTTTGGTCGTTTTATTAATGAAGAACGTAACGATTTTCCAGATATTGATACAGACTTTCAGGATACTCGCCGTGGCGAGGTAAAAGAATATTTGCGTAAGAAGTTTAAGAATGTTGCTTCTATTTCTACTTATCAGTATTTCAAGGACAAGGGCGTTATTCGTGATGCTTCCCGCGTCTTTATGATTCCCCTACATGAAGTGAATAAGGCTCTGAAGGCTGTAGAGACTTTTGAAGAATTTGAGGTGTCTCCTAACACTCAGGAATTTCGTCAGAAGTTCCCGGAGGTCTTGGATCTTGCTAGGAATCTACGTGGGCGTATTCGTGGGACGGGTATTCATGCTGCGGGTATTGTTGTGGCTAAGGAGCCTATTAGAAATTATGCTCCGATTGAAACTCGCGCTGATGCTTCTGATAGTGTGTCAGGTCGCATCCCTGTAGTTGCTTACGATATGGATCAAGCAGCAGATATTGGTCTAATTAAAATCGATGCTCTGGGTCTTAAAACATTATCTGTTATTGCTAACACTGTTGAAATAATTAAGCAGAGATACAATAAAGATATTGTATTGACAGAGATTAAATTAGATGATAAGAAAGTATATAATGATCTTACAATGGGGTATACCAAGGGTGTCTTCCAAGCAGAGGCAACTCCCTACACTAATCTTCTTATGAAGATGGGTGTAGATAATTTTGAGGATCTGGTTGCTTCTAATGCTCTAGTTCGTCCCGGCGCTATGAATACTGTAGGGGCTAAGTACGTTGCAAGAAAGAAGGGTGAAGAGGTAACTACTTATATTCACCCTGTCATGCAGCCTTATTTGATGAACACTTATGGTGTCGTTATTTATCAGGAACAGGTTATGCAGGCATGTGTGTATTTGGCAGGCATGTCATGGTCGGATGCTGATAAGATCCGTAAGATTATTGGAAAGAAGAAGGATGCCCATGAGTTCGATGTTTTCAAGGAGAAGTTTGTTGTGGGGGCAACCCAGTATATTGACAAGGACTCCGCTGAGCAATTATGGCACGACTTTGAGGCGCACGCGGGATATTCGTTCAACCGCTCTCATGCCGTGGCATATTCCATGCTCTCATATTGGACAGCGTGGCTCAAGCATTACTATTCAGTCGAATTTATGTTCGCACTGCTAAAAAGCGAAAAGGACAAAGATGCCAGAACCGATTACCTTTTGGAAGCAAAGCGTTTGGGTATTAAAGTTTTGCTTCCTCATGTTAATGAATCTGATTTAGATTTCAGTATTCAGGGCGACTCTATTAGGTTTGGTTTTTCTAATATTAAGTATGTCTCTGAGGGTATTGGGTCTAAGATTATTGATGGAAGGCCATTTGATAGTTACTCTGAGTTATTAGAGTTTGCCCAGAAAAAGGGGAGTGGAATTAATTCTCGCGCTATTTCTGCACTTAATGCAGTTGGCGGCGCGGCGTTTGAGGATAATCCCCGTAAGGGTGATGAGTCAGATAATTATTACGAGTATTTGAATATCCCTAAGTTTGATACTAAGGGTATTCCTCCAGATATTATGGCTCAGATATCCCCGCTTGAAGATTTTTCAGAGCAGGGGTGTTTTGTTCTTATGGCTATGGTTAAATCAATTAAGCGTGGATCGGGTTGGTCTAGGGTAGAGTTAGTGGATTCTACAGAGTCTATTGGTATTTTCCATAGCGAGGGTACTCAGATTGAGACTAATAACATGTACATCTTTCTTGTAGGTGACAATAGAATTCATAGATATGTTACTCTAGAGGATGTCGTTGAAAGAAAGCCTGACCCTTTTATTAAGTATTTGTATGCTAAAGAGGTTCCTGCTGATGACAATCAGTATGGAGTGGTTGATTTTACTCCATATAGGACAAAGGCTAACAAGATGATGGCACATATTATAATTTCAACTAATGATAAAAAATTACGGAGAGTAATTGCTTTCCCTAAAAATTATACGGTTGTTCTTGGCAAGATGAAGCCGGGATCAATCTGTGAACCGATTGTCGAAAAATTAGATGACGGAACTATGTATGTAAAGGAAGTACGATGACAGAGCAACAGAGTGAAGATGTTAACGTGCCGATTGCCCCAGAAAGGCTTTTGGCTGCCATTCTTAAGAATACTGATGAGATTGAAATTCCTGTGGAAGATTTGCTTGCAGATTATACAAGTTTCCAAATTTCTGTATCTCAAGAACGTGATGATTATGTAATTTTTAGTTTAGTGGAAAGAGATGATAATGCATCTTGATAATTTAGCATTTGAGATTCATGATAATGCTTGCGAAAAAGGGTTTTGGGTAACTGATCCTGATATTAATTTTATGCTTGCTAAGTTGGCTTTAGTTCATTCTGAGGTGAGTGAGACTCTTGAGGCTTTAAGAAAGCAGAAGGGGTACGCTGAGGTTGAGGAAGAATTGGCTGATGTGCTTATTCGCCTTCTTGATTTTGTTGAGGGTGCCAAGAGGTCAAGGTGGGCCGACCCTGATTCCTCATTTGATAAAATTGTTCGTAAAAAGATTGATAAAAATAAAATGCGTGCAAAAAAACATGGGAATCTGATCTAGGAATTTGATGTTCCTGTATAATGGAATCAAATGCTAGATTCCTACATACTAGAAGGAATTGAAAGTGAATACCTTTTAGTCATTAAAACTGAAGATGTAAACACAATATTGGCGGTCATAGACCGCTTGAATACGAGTCGCCTTAAATGGATGAAAGACTTAGCCGCAGAATTAGAGAAGAGTTTATATGACCCCGGTAGCAGAGGAAATTCTAGCCAAACTAGATCCAAAGACAAGACAAAGAGTACAACTAGCAACAGAAATCGACGTACAAAAACAAGTAACTCCCAGCATCGGACTAAACCTCGCGCTTAAGGGCGGTCTGGGGTATGGTAGGCAGGTTCTAGTATGGGGCAATAAGTCTGCTGGTAAATCATCCTTTTGCTTGCAAATGATTGCTGAAGCACAAAAAGACGGGAAGATTTGTGCGTGGATTGATGCTGAGTCTTCATATTCAGCAGAATGGGCTAGTCGTCTGGGCGTAGACTCTGATAAGTTAATTTATTCTCCAGCAAAAACTATTAACGATATGGTTGATGTTGGCGTTCAACTTATGCAGGCGGGGGTGGATATTATTGTTGTTGATTCTATCTCAGCCTTGCTTCCAGCGATCTACTTTGAAAAAGATGGAGAAGAGTTAAAGAATCTTCAAGACACCAAGCAGATTGGTGCTGAAGCAAAGGATATGACACATGCAGTCAAGATGCTTAATTATGCCAATAAGGATACGTTACTCGTTCTTATCTCTCAACAGAGAAATCAATTTGGGTCTATGCACGCATCACACATCCCAACCGGGGGAATGGCAGTCAAGTTCTTTTCCAGTACTGTCGTTAAGTTATGGTCATCCGAAGCCGAAGCGAATGCTATCAAAACTGGAGTTCGCGTTGGTGATAAGATTATTGAACAGAAGGTTGGACGACCTGTCAACTGGATTATCGATTACAACAAACTTGGTCCACCCAATCTCAGCGGTCAGTATGATTTTTACTACCAAGGAGACACAGTTGGCGTTGATGGAGTTGGTGAAACCTTGGACGTAGCCGAAATGATGGGTATTGTTCAAAAGGGTGGTGCTTGGTATACGGTTGGGGAAGAGCGTTTTCAAGGTAGGGCTAAGACTGTTGATTATTTGAGAAATAATCCTGATGTTGTTGATAAGTTAAGGAGTGATATTTATGCCAAGTCTTAATGAGTTTTTGGGTAAGCCTGATCGTGAGAAGCATGATTGGGATGGCTGGGAAGAGAACATGGGGTTGTATGGGTGTCAGAAGTGTCCGTTGGATGCTGAGGTTTCATATTTTAATTCTTCAACTCATGAAATGAAGTGGGTTTGTCCTGATGGTCATACGTCGGTGATTGAACTTGACTGAGCGTGGTGAAATAAAACGTGATGGTGCTAAGGCTCAGAAGAATTCTGGACGGGGGCAATATCAAAAGGGCGATGCTCGTTGGAAAAATTTTGTTGTAGATTACAAAGAATATTCTAAATCTTTTTCAATTAATAAATCTTCATGGGCTAAGATTTGTACGGATACGTTTAAGGTGAGTCGGGATTGTTTTCCGGTGCTTAAAGTTATTTTGGGTGATGGTGGTGAGAAGACAAGGCTTGCTGTTATTGAGTGGGCTTTGTTGGAGGATCTGGTAGAGAGTTGGGAGTGGCATCATGACAGTGATTGATCAGGTAAGTGAACTTACTGTTTTTAACGATATGTCTTCAATTATGCAAGATCCTGATCTGGATGAAGCGTTGTCACTTGTGATAAAATTAATAGCAAAGCCTGATGTTCCTTCTGCTAAAGCGCCGGAATTGATTATTAGGTTGCAGGCTATGAGTGCTAAGTTTGCAATGCTTGCGAGATATTACACGTCTTTTGAAAAAGGTCCGGTAGCATCTCAGAAGAAGAATACTTATTATACAGCAGCAGATGCCATTGATAAACTGGTAGCAGCACTTAAATATTCGTTACGAGGTAATTATTAATGGTTAGAAGTATTATTGGTACGTTGAAGTTTCAGAAAACTTTGGATGGTGATTTTGATTATGTTGCTTTTGGTCAGGAGATTGAAGAAGCATATTTGAAGCAGCGTCGTTCTGGTGGGCTGACGAAGAAGACTACTTTTAGTCCTAGCACTATTGGTTATGGTCATGGTAATTGTGCTAGGTATTGGTATATTGCTTTTACTGGTGCTGAGTTTAAGGAAACTGCTGATGCTCAGGGTCTTGCCAATATGCAGAATGGTACTGCTGCACATGATAGAATTCAAAAAGTTTTAAAAGAGACAGGAAAGTTAAAAGATGTTGAAATTGAAGTTACTTATGATGATCCACCCATTCGCGGGTTTGTCGATGCTGTTTTGGAATGGGAAGGCAACGAAGTCGTTGCAGAAATAAAGACTGCTAAGCAGGAAGTTTATGATATTCGGAAGTCAAGCATGAAGCCTTCTTCTAATCATTTGCTTCAGTTGTTAATTTATATGAAGATTCTTAAGACTTCTCAGGGTGTTTTTATTTATGAGAATAAGAATGATCAGGAACTTGTATTGATTCCGATTAAGGTTTCAGAAAAGTATATTAAAATTATTGAGGATCTTTTTACTTGGTTGAGAAAAGTTCGTGCTAGTTATGATACTGGGGAATTGCCTAATCGTGCATTTACTAAAAGTAAACCAGCGTGTAAGGGTTGTCCAGTTTTTGATATTTGTTGGAAAGAATTGCCGGAAGGCGAAAATATTATTGAAGAATATGTGCCACCGAAATGACAGAAACTTGTGCTTATAAAGATTGCGGTAAGTCTTTTACTAAACAAACTCATAATCAAAAATATTGTTCTGATGATTGTTGTAGAACAGCAACTAATTTAAAAATTAAAGAAAAATATTATGAGAATAAGGAACGCCTGCGTGGTAAAAAAAGAATTTGTTCTAGGCGCGGGTGTTCCAATTCTTTGAGTCGTTATAATACTAAAGATGTTTGTCAAGAGTGTGTTGCTAAGGATGATACTAAGCAACGTAATTATATTTTAGATATGATAAAAAATGTCTCTGGCTAAACTTCATAAGGCAAAAGCGCATAAAGTTTTGGGTATTGATGCTAGTACTAATAGTCTTGCTTTTTGCATTTTTGAGGATAAAAAAGTAAAGTCTTATGGAGAAATTTTTTTTGAGGGGACAAATGTTTATGAAAGAATCCTTGACGCCAAAAGAAAAACGGCAGCGATCTGTAAAGCAGGAATCCTTGATGTGGACTTTGTGGCAATCGAAGCAGGGGTCGTTGTCAGATCTGCCGCGACCGGAATCAAAATGGCCTATGTCTTTGGGGTTATCATGGGTCAATTATTGGATGAAAATATCGAAGTAATTGAAATTCATCCAATAACTTGGCAGTCTTTTATTGGTAATAAAAATTATACTAAGGCTCAGAAGGAAGCGGTCAAAAAAGAGTTTCCCGGTAAGACGGAGAATTGGTATCGTAATAGGATTAGGTCTTTGCGTAAGGAAGCAACTTTACAGTTTATGCATGATAAAGGTATAATTACTACTAGCGATAATGTCGCTGATGCAGCCGGTATTGCTTGGTATGCTGCACACAACCTTACGAGGTAATATGAAATTATATGAGTCGAAACAATGGTTGTATAAGCGATATGTTGTAGAAAAAAAGAATATTGTTGAAATGGCTAATGAAGCCAAATGTAGTCATATGACTATTCAGCGTGCCCTAGAAAAAACGGGCCTTATTAAAAAAAGATAGTGAGTTTGTTTAAAATGTATAATTTAACTTCTGTTATGTGGGTAAAAGATGAAACTCCGTATATTCCAGAATGGTTAGAGTTCCATCTTTTGCAAGGTGTTGACCATTTTATTCTTTATAATGATGGTTCAACAGATGGTATTTATGAAGCATTAGATCCTTATATTGTTGATAATATTTTAGAGATTAGAGAATTTCCAGAAGTTTTAGAGCCAGCGCCTAAAATGGGTCTGCCAACTAAATGTTTTTGGGTTATGGATTATTGTATTCAAGAACAGGCAGGCAAAACGAAATGGTTGTTCTATCATGCGACTGATGAATTTTTATTTACAACTAATGGTGAATCTTTACCAATTTTTTTAAGTAATTATGATCATGTTGGCGCACTTGGTGTAGAATGGGAACAATTTAGTTCTAGTAATCATATAAAAAAGCCTAAAGGTTTAGCAATAGAAAATTATACAGCCACGTTTGAAGACACCCTTCATCATATAAAAACTATTTTTAGGCCAGAGGTAGCCGTTTGTAATAATGGTACAACTCATTCTGTAATAATTAATAACGGCTTTGTTCCTGTTAATGAAAGATTTTTTCCTTTAAATCAAAGTTTTAATAACTATGACCCCGGATTTGAAAAAATTAAATTACACCATTATGGAGTAAAATCCAGAGAAGAATTTGAAATTAAGCAAAATAAAGGTTATTTGGATAGACCGGGTAGTAGGCATGTTGAGTGGATGAAAGATACTTGGTATCGATTTGAAAAAGAACCAATGAAAAGATCAGAATGCCATGATTTGGTTTCATTTACAGATATTGTTAGAAACGCTATAATTGATAGATATGCTGGAAAAGAGCATTTGCTAGAAAAGTATAATATAAGTTATTAAGAATGGATTTTTAATGTCAAAAAAAGCATTAATAACTGGAATAACAGGTCAAGATGGTTCGTATTTAGCGGAGTTGCTTCTTGAAAAGGGTTATGAAGTTCATGGGTTAAAGCGCAGATCCTCAACAGAAAATAATTATAGAATAAATAGTATTATTGATGATATAAAATTGCATACTGGAGATTTAAGCGATAGTTTAAGTTTGTTTAATATAATTAAAAATGTTGAACCAGATGAAATTTATAATTTGGCTGGTCAGAGTCAAGTTAAAGTTTCTTTTGAGAAGCCAGAACACACAGCAGATATTAATGCTTTGGGACCGGGCAGGATACTTGAGTCGATAAGAATTCTTGGCATTGAAGCAAAGTTTTATCAAGCAAGTACTTCGGAAATGTTTGGTTTTGTTCAAGAAAATATTCAGTCTGAATCTACGCCTTTTTATCCTAGATCTCCATATGGAGTGGCTAAAATTTATGGTCATTGGATTACAAAAAATTATCGTGAATCATATGGAATGTTTGCTTGTAGTGGTATTTTATTTAATCATGAGTCACCACGTCGGGGTATTGATTTTGTAACAAAAAAAATTGTCAATGGTATATATAACATTTATATGGGCAGACAAGAAATTCTGCTTCTTGGAAATCTAGACCCTCTCCGTGATTGGGGTCATGCAAAAGATTTTGTTCGTGCGATGTGGATGATTTTACAGCATCATACACCAAATGATTATGTTATTGGTACAGGAGAATCACATTCAATTAGAGAATTTGTGGAAGAAGTTGGAAAATATTTTGGTATGGATATTGTTTGGGAGGGAAGCGGTATCGATGAAATTGGTATAGACAGGAATACTGGTCGAACTATTATTCGCGTTTCTCCAGATTTCTTTCGTCCAGCAGAGGTAAATACCTTGACTGCAGATCCTTCGTTTGCTAAAAAAGAACTATCTTGGTCACCGCATTATTCTTTTGAAGATTTGGTTCAGGACATGTGTCTTTTTGAAAGCAAAGGGGATTGATACAATGTTTTATTCTCAATCTGGTCAAGATGCTTGGGTTGATAAGATTCTTAGATCTAAGACAAATGGTTATTATGTTGAAATTGGTGCTTATAATGGTGTTGATACAAGTAACACATATTTCTTTGAAAAAGAAAGAAATTGGAAAGGTATATGTGTAGAGTGTGATGCATCACAATTTAATGCTTTAGTTAAAGTAAGAAATTCGTCAAATTTTTGGGCATATGCTACTGATTATGATGGTGTATTTGAGAATACAGCAGTTCCGGCAATGAAATTGAATACAATTCTTGAAGAAGCAGGCGCTCCAGAGTATATTGATTATCTTTCAATTGACATTGAAGGTATGGAATATTCTGTTCTTCATGCTATCGATTTTAATAAATGGCGCATTGGTATTATGACAGTTGAACATAATTTATATTGTTGGGGTCCAACAAATAAAAATAATAATTTTGAGGTATTAAGTAAAAATGGTTATGTGCGTGTTGTTGAAGATGCTCCAGTTTTAGATCAAAACCCTGCATGGTATATGCAACCATATGAAGATTGGTTTGTCCACGAAAGTATTTTAGAAAAAATTAATTTATAGAGATTATGCGGTGAATATAATGGATACAGTAGGAAGTTTAATAGATAAATTATCTATAGTAAATATTAGAATTTGGATGGCGGAAGACATCAAGCGTAATCCTGATTCTTCTGATAAAAAAATAGCAGATGCTACAAGACTTACAAATATATGTAATTCTCAAAGAAATGATTTAATTCAAGAAATTGATGAATTAATTAATGACATGGTTAAAAATGGGAGTTTGCAAAAATTGTATAATCAAGGCTCAACAAAAATGTATGGTAGGTCATGAAAGTATTATTAGTAAATCATTCACAACAGCGTTGTGGAGTATATCAATATGGTAAGAGAATGGCAGATATACTTTTAACCGATAATCGTTATATTTCAAAATACATTGAGGCAGATGATCAAGAAACATTTTTTAAGAATGTTTCAGAATTTAATCCTGATGTAATTGTTTATAATTGGCATAATGCTACGCTTTCGTGGTTTACCCCAAAAATATCTTATCAAGTAAAAGCAAAACAGTTAATACTTCATCATGAAGATAATATCCCTTATCATTTGAATAGTAATGCTATTATTATGACTGATATGAGCGAAAATAAAGTAGCAAGAATATATGGATTGCAAAGACCATTATTTGATTTTCCCTTACCTGAAATAAAAAATAATGAAATCTTAACGGTGGGTAGTTTTGGTTTTGGCTTTGAAAATAAAGGTTTTGAAAAAATTTGTGTTAAAGTATGTGAGGAATATGATGAAGCAATAATTAATTTACATATTACCGCAGCATTTTTTGGTGACAGGTTGGGCGTAATGACTCAAAAAATTTCTGATCAATGCAAAAATTCAATAACAAAGCCAAACATTCAATTAAACATTACAAATCATTTTATCCCAGACAAAGATCTAATTGATTTTTTGGGAAACAATGATGTAAATCTTTTTTTGTATGCATATGAAGATAATCGTGGTTTATCTTCAGCAATTGATTATGCAGCAGCATCGGGAAAACCTTTCGGTGTAAGTAATTCATCAATGTTTAGGCATGTTTTAGAAAAGTTTCCAGAGTTAAATGCTAATGAAAATTCAATTGAAAGTATAATGAGTTTTGGTTCTGCCCCTTCTAATTATTTTAGAGAAGAGTGGAGTAGCACAAATTTAAAGAATAAGTTTTTCAATATTTTGGAGGAAATAGTAAAATGAAAGAATTGTTTACACTGGGTGATTTGTATGTATCTGATTTTATTGCAGATAATGAAGAGCCTCGCGGCGGTAGGGTAGAGATGAAGATGGTTTGGGATGAAGATAAGGGCGCACCACGTCTAGAAGAAATTACTCCGCCTGAATTTATGTATGGGAAATATTGGTATCGTTCTGGCACGAATGTGACTATGACTAATGAACTTGAAAATATTGTTAATTCTATAACTTCTGTTTATAAGTTATCAGAAAATGATGTGTGGTTAGATATCGCATGTAACGATGGCACCTTACTAAAGTTTGTGCCTAAAACTTGTTTTAGGGTCGGGGTAGATCCAGTAGATGACTCCTTTGTTGCTGAGTCTTCACAACATGCTGACGTTATTGTTCAGGATTATTTTAGTGCAAACTCTTATTCTGAAAAAGTTTCTGAAAAGGCAAAAGTTGTAACCATTATTGCTATGTTTTATGATTTAGAAAATCCTGTTGGTTTTCTAAAAGATTTAGATACAGTGATGGATGATGATGGCCTTCTTGTGGTTCAGATGAGTTACACTCCATTAATGATTAATCAGATGGCTTTTGATAATATTTGCCATGAGCATTTGTATTACCATTCCCTTGGTTCAATAAGTAAGATTTTTTCTGAAGCAGGCTTTGCAATTGTTGATGTTCAATTAAATGATATTAATGGTGGTTCTTTTAGGGTTTATGCAATGAAGGAAAAGGGTAATGTCAAGAAGTTCGGCACACAGCCATATAGAGATGTTTGCAAGGCTAGGGTTGATTCTCTGATTTCATATGAAAAAGAACATGGTTACAATACACCTGAAATTTGGATTCCATTTTATGAGAATTTACAGCAACTTAAACAACAAACTTATGATTTTATTGTTTCAGAAAAAGCCAAGGGGAAGAAAATTTGGGGATATGGAGCATCAACTAAGGGAAATACTTTGTTGCAGTACTTTGGTCTTGACTCCAGCCTTATTGATTGTATTGCAGAAAGAAGTCCGTATAAGTTTGGTTTAAAAACTGTTGGTACAGAAATTCCAATTTGTTCTGAAGAAGATATGCGTGTGGCAAACCCGGATTACCTTCTTGTGTTACCTTGGCATTTTATTAATGAATTTGTTCAGCGCGAGCAAGATTATTTAAAAAATGGTGGTAAATTTATTGTTCCATGTCCTAAATTTGAGGTTATTTCACAATAATGATTAAAAATGTTGTATTTTTTAACACATGGCATTTTGGAGATTTGCATAGTAATAAAGAATATGTTCGTCAATTTATTGATGAATTTAATAAAAATGATATTTCTTTATGTTATGCAACAATAGTTCCGGGACGGGCAGTAAATTTACCAATTAATACTGAAAGTATTTATAATTATCCACATTTAATTGCTAATCCAGCGACCTATTTTGATCAATCAACCAATACTATGTATATTAATACATGGATTGGTCATTATATAACTATGACTTCTCATAATTTTTCTGCTCAAAAAGAGATGTGGGAAGATATATCTTTAAAGGTTCTTGTTTCATCAGATGGTCTTATTAATGTACAGATATCAGAAAATCCGCTTGACTATGTATCTCAAATAGATGTAGAATTATTGTCTGAAGTTAAAATTCCGCAGGGGTTTAATGTATTAATTTGCAATGATATTCCAATATCTGGTCAATCTCATAATGGAAAATGGGAATCTGCTATTCAAAGGTTAGCGAATGATTTTGAAAATGTAAATTTTATATGTACAAATGTTTTTGAAACAAATATGCCCAATGTATTTTTTACAAATAATTTAACTAATAGAGAAAAAATTATTTGTGATCTTCCAGAAATCGGAAAAATTTCTGAACATTGTAATGTTATTATTACAAATTCTTCTGGACCGGGAACTTTTTCTATGACAAAAAATAATTTTCTAGATAAGAATAAAACAATTATTGCTTTTGTTATTGGAGAAGGAAACACTTTTTGGAATGGTATAGATGGTATAGAGGCAGATACATCTTGGTATAATTTATATGACGACGATAGTGTATTTAATATTATTAAGGATAAGGTAAATGCCAAAATTTTCAATTATAGCAGTTGATTATGAAAAACATGTTCCAAGAAACGGCATGGTGAATGGTCTTAAATCTTTAGTTAATCAAACTTTTAAAGATTTTGAATTAATTATCTGTCATGATGGACCAAAGGAAGTACCATACTCAGAAGAATTTGATTTTAGTCAATTTAAAAATAAACCTGTTTTTATGAATACTCCAGTAAGAATGAATGATTGGGGTCATTCTAGTAGAGACATGGCAATGAAAAAAGCAAAAGGCGAATATTTTTTTCAATTTAATATAGATAATATTTTGTACCCAAATTGTTTAGAAAAAATAAATGAAGAAATAGAAGAAGCAGATTCTAAAATAATAATATTTTCTATTATTCATCATAAACATTTTCCGGGGAGTTTTAATTTTATTTTTACTGGACTTCCTCCAATTGCCAATAATATTGATGCTATGCAATTGGTTGCTCATAGAGGAATTTGGGGAAGAGAAGGTTATTGGTATAACAAAGAGCCTGCAAGTGATGGAATAATTTATGAAAAAATGTGTCAAAAATATTCTTATGTAAGCATACCAGAAGCCCTTGGAGAAAATTTTTAATGACAATTCCTTTAATTGTTCCTGTTTTAAAAAGGTTTGATCTATTTACTCACAATATAAATTCTGTAGATTATGATATTAGACCATATGTTATTGATAATTATATTAATAATCGTGGTGTATCGAAGTCTTGGAATTTGGGTATGGTGAAAGCCAAAAGGGATGGTTTTAATTATGCGATCATATCTAATGATGATGTAGTATTTAAACCGGGAACAATTAAAAGATTGCATAATGAAATTATAAAAGATGAAAATGTTATTGTTGGAGCAGACCAGCATTTAGACAGAGAAGAGTGTGGTTTGATTGAAGAAATTCGTCCAGAAGATTTTTTTCTATCAGTTTTTTCTTGCTATGCGGTTAATATAAATAAATTAATTCTTAAATGTGGGTATTTTGATGAAAATTTTACACCCGCTTATTTTGAGGATAATGATATGAGATATCGTATCAAATTGGCTGGTCTTAAAATTAAAATTGATACTGGTGCAAAAATTTTTCATCATAACTCTGCTACTCAAAATGCTGATCCAAATAATTTTGTTGTTCCGCCCGAACAATTTCAAAAAAATGAAAAATATTTTATTAAAAAATGGGGCGGTAAACCTCAAGAAGAAATTTTTACGACGCCTTTCGGTAATCCGAATTTAACCATAAAGGATTGGTAATAATGAAATTATATAATAATCAAGAAGCACTCTGTTTTGATGACATTTTAATGGTTCCAAAGCCTTCTGCAATTGAAAGTAGAAAAGACATAGATCTTAATATGTCAATTGGTGTTGAAAGAAAAATTGATTTATATCTTCCAATTATTGCTTCTCCGATGGATACCGTATGTGAGCAAGATATGGCTATGGAAATTTCTTCCTACGGTGGCCTTGGAATTATTCATCGTTTTATGAATAATGAAAAGCAAACACAACAAGTTAATTCAGTTGCTATGAAAAAACATATTGTTGGTGCCGCTGTTGGAGTTTCGACACCTAATAATTCAGTTTTAGGTCAGGTAAGGTCTTTGATTTATTCAGGTGCGAAAGTTATTCTTGTTGATACGGCAAATGGTCATAATCTTTTAGCGATTAATACTGTTAGAGAAATTAGAAAAGAATTCCCAGACATTCATATTATGGCGGGTAATGTTTCTACATGGGATGGTTTTATGAAACTTGCTATTGCAGGTGCTGATTCTATTCGGGTAGGAATTGGTGGTGGTTCTATGTGTAGTACTAGAATCGTAACTGGTCATGGTATGCCGACGCTTGCATCTATTATGGAAATTTACGATATGCTTGATCGGCTTGATCTTCCTACTTCTATTATTGCTGATGGTGGAATTAAAAATAGTGGTGATGCGGTCAAGGCTTTTGCTGCTGGTGCTGATGCAGTTATGTTGGGATCAGCATTGGCTGGTCACAAGGAAGCGCCGGGTAAATTAATTAATCAAGGTGATAATCAGTATAAAGAATTCCGTGGTATGGCAAGTCGTCAGGCTCAGGAAAATTGGCATGGTAAAGTTTCTGTAGTTGAGGGAGAATCAACGATAGTTTCATTCAAGGGTGATGTGGGTAGAACCTTGGACGAATGGAGAGCAGGAATTCAGAGTGGTTGTTCTTATTCAGGAGTTCATAGTCTTGAAGATTTACAACTTTTTTCAGAATATATTAAAGTTACATCAAATAGTTTAAAGGAGAGTGTGCCTCATGGCAAATCTTAAAGTAAATAGTATTGATAATGCGTATGATAATTTTGCGCCAAGGAATGGTGTTGAAAAAGAAATTACTGATATTTGTAATGAGATGGCAGATTTTCTTATTGGTAAGAATAGGGCATATGGTAATTCTGCATTAGAGCCTGTTAGAGTTTTTTCTAAAGCAAATAATACAGAACAGTTGCTTGTGAGAATTGATGATAAGTTAAGTAGATTTCTTAAGGGGAAAGAGTTTCCCGGTGACAATGATATTGACGATCTAATTGGCTATCTGGTATTATTAAAGGTAGCGAAGCGCGACAACTGGAGATAAAATGCCAATGTATACTTATACCTGCCTACCTTGTGATAAGGAAATGGTTCTTATGCAAAAAATGGAACAACGCGATGCGGCCCGTTGTCCAGAATGTGGTTATAGTTTAATTCGTGGAATTGATAGGCCGGGAAGCGTGTGGGCACCGACAGCGGGCGGGTTCAGGTGAAAAAGAAGAGGGAAAAAGTTGAGCGCCTTCCCTACAATAATCCCGATATTATAGTTTATACAGAACTAGAGTTTGGTAAAGATGTCATTAAACCGGGGGATAAGATTAAAATTAAGAATACTCGCGGGTATTTTATTTTTCATAAATGGGCGCATAATTCACATCTAGATGTTACTTGGATTGATTGTATGAATCCTAACACTGGTGAATTTAGATCTTTTTATATGGATACTTTAAAGGGTGTTCATCGTGCTAAAAAAAGTATAAGGAAAAAATTAATTGGCTGATTTAGAAATTGCCGACCGCTTCGATTCTATGAATAGAGTAGTAGAAGAATTACTTAAGGGTTCAGCACCTAGAGAAATTGCTATGCGACTTAATATGTCCCGCGCACTTGTTTCAGAATTAATTTCTGAGTGGAAGAATATTATTCATAATGATAGTAATATTCATGGTCGTGCTAGGGAAGCAATTGCTGGAGCCGATCAGCATTACGCTATGATTATTTCTAAGGCTTGGGAAACAGTAGAGCAGGCAGATTCTAATCAGCAATATTCTGTTAAGACACAGGCTCTTAAACTTGTTGCGGATACTGAGCAGAAACGTCTTGACATGTTAAACAAGGCGGGTGTACTGGAGAATAGTGAACTTGCTGAACAACTTATAGAGACAGAAAGAAAGCAGAAGATTCTTGTAGAGATTTTGCGGGATGTTACTTCTGATTGTGACAAGTGTAAGCATGAAGTTATGAGCAGGCTTTCTTCTGTAACTAATCAAGCAGAAGTTATTAGGATTGATTAATGTTTGATGATTTTCTTCAAGTTTTAGAGGGTGACGAATTTCAAGAGAAACCCGTACCTATTGAAGAATTTGTTGTGTCTAAGGACTTCCTTGGTTTGCCTCCGCTTTCTCAATATCAATATCAAATGATTAAGGCTTCTACGCAAATTTATAAAAAAGAAACTTTAATTAGATTGTATGGGGAAAAAGAAGGAAAGAAAATATTTTCTCAAACGTGTAATGAAGTTATTTTCCAGTTAGGTAAAGGGTCGGGGAAAGACTATGTTTCTACCATTGCCTGTTCCTATGTAGTTTATTTATTGTTATGCCTCAAAGATCCAGCCAAATATTATGGCAAGCCTCCCGGTGATGCTATTGATATTATCAATATTGCTATTAACGCTGTTCAGGCTAACAGAGTTTTCTTTAAGGGTTTTCTTAACAGGATTGAAAGATGTCCTTGGTTTGCTGGGAAATATGATGCAAAGGCAAATAGTATTGAATTTAAAAAGGCTATCACAGTTCATTCTGGTCACTCTCAGAGAGAGTCTTGGGAGGGATACAATGTTATCATCGTTTTCCTTGACGAGATTTCCGGTTTTGATATAGAATCAACTAGTGGTAATGAGCAGGCTAAGACTGCTGGAGCAATTTATCGAATGTATCGTGGATCTGTAGATTCTCGATTCCCGGAATATGGTAAAGTTGTACTACTTTCATTCCCACGTTACAAGAATGACTTTATTCAGCAAAGATACGAAGAAGTTATTGCAGATAAAGAAACTGTTATTAGAACTCATAAATTTAAGATTGATTCTGAATTACCTGATGATATAGAAGAGAATTATTTTTCTATTGAGTGGGAGGAAGATCATATTAATGCTTATAAGATTCCAAAAGTTTATGCTCTAAGGCGTCCCACATGGGATATTAATCCAACAATTAAGATTGAAGATTTTACTGTAGCGTTTTATTCCGACCCGGTTGATGCACTTGGTAGGTTTGCGTGTATGCCTCCAGATGCTCAGGACGCATTCTTTAAATCTAGAGAAAAAGTGGAGAAAGCATTTGCTAGTCTCAATCCCAATTTAGATGAGCATAATAGGTTTCAGGAATGGTTTAAGCCAGAACCAGACAAGATGTATTTTGTTCATGTTGATCTTGCACAAAAGCATGACAGATGTGCGGTAACAATGGCGCATGTGGATTCTTGGAAAAAGATTCGCGTGGGCGGTCAGACGACAGAGGCAGCACCATTTATTGTTGTAGATGCAATTAGATGGTGGACACCGAAGTCAACTGAGAGTGTAAATTTCACAGAGGTTAAAGATTATATTCTTTCTTTGAGGCATCGTGGTTTTGATATTAAAATGGTTACTTTTGACCGTTGGAATTCTCATGACATGATGCAGCAACTTAAGGCTAATGGAATGAATACTGAAGTTCTTTCTGTTGCTAAGAAACATTATGAGGACATGGCTCTTGTGGTTATGGAAGAAAGATTGTTTGGACCTAGAAATGAAATTTTAATTAACGAATTGTTACAACTTAGAATTATTAAGGATAAGGTTGACCATCCAAGAACTGGATCAAAAGATTTGGCTGATGCTACTTGTGGCGCTATTTATAATGCTATTAGCAGGACGCCGGTAGACCTTGATAAAGAAATTGAAATTCATAGTTATGATTGGGAAGATGAAGATTTAGAAAGAAAAGCACTTGAAGATAAAGGTGCAAGTGTTATACAATTACCAGAGAATAGAGAAATGCCAAGTTTTCTCCAAGATTTTGTGTATGGAGATGCTGATGATCCCGGCAGAGATTTTAGCAATCTGCCAACAATTATATAGTACGCGCCGGTAGCCTAGCCCGGTTTTGGCAGCAGTCTTATACACTGTGTATCGTGAGTTCAAATCTCACCCGGCGTACGGAGTTGCGAGAGATGATTCCTTGGGATGGTATAGTTACAGTATCCGAAATGATCCACGGGAGCGTACAGGGGAGTCCTTTTATGCTGGTGTGCTGTGGAATTTTGCGCCTCTCGCAACTCTCCAATATGATAGAATTGTAGTGTGATGGTCCCTAAAAGAGCAGAGCGAATCAAGATGATTAAGGAACGCGACGGCGACTTGTGTTTTATTTGCAAGAAGCCATTTATTAATAATCTTGATATTACAATTGAGCATTGGATTCCTCGCGCTGCCGGTGGAAGTGATGAATTAGATAATCTTAGAATTTCACATAAGAAATGTAATGTTGCTAAGGCTGACCTAATTCCAAATCCAGACGGTACGCTTCCTGAAAAACCCAAGAAAATTCCTTATAATAAAAGACAAACTGAGAAGAAAAGAATCCTTGGTGACTTTTGTTATGATTGTCAGGGCGGTAGGAATCTTCAGGCTGGTCAGAGTTGTGAGTTTTGTGGTGCTTTGCCGGGACCAATAGAGAATCCTCGTTATTTAAAACGTAAATCTCCAGAATGTGATCATAATATTTTTTGGTGCTGGGCTTGTAGTATTGGTATTGTTGAAAAGAAAAGTGTTACTCAGCATTTAATTACTGGTTAATGCCCCTTCGTCTAACGGCAGGACAACGGTTTCTGGTACCGTTTATCGTGGTTCGAATCCATGAGGGGCAGCGTTAAAAAGTTTTTATTTTTAAAGATTTAAATATTATTAAAAATATTTTCATGTTATAATCAATATAGATCAATGACATGGAGTTACTTTGACGGCAGCATCAGTATTTATTAGTTCGGCTTCAGGATTACCGAATGCTGGGCCAAATGCATTTTCCTCTATTGCTTCTGGTGCGACTGGACATATATCTGATCATCAGAATATAATGGATGCTCTATGGCATTTTGATTATTATCTTTCAACTTCTTCAGCATTAGCCTCTGCTATTAAAGATGAAACTGGAACAGGCGTTCTAGTTTTTAATAATAGTCCTAACTTTACTGGTACTCCAACAATTAACGGGACCGCTATCGGCAGTGGTAATGCTATAACTATTCAAAATTCTGGCAGTCTTGTTACCTCGGCTGCCAGTGCATTAAATTTTACTGGTGGAATAAATATTTCAGGTACTGGTGGTTCTGTAACTATCAATGTTCCTGTAGGCGGTACTGCTAGTAATTCTGCCTCCTTGGGTGGTTTACCGGACACTGCATATGCTAAATTGTCTGGTGCAAATTTTGTTTCTGCATCAATTGGTGGTGTTGCAATTACTCCCGGTAGTCAGGGAAATAGTTCTTATTCTGCAAGTGCTGGTATTTCTGCGAGTACTTCTCAAACTAATTTTAATGTTTTAACAGTAAATAATGCAACTGTTGCAACAGTTAATGATGTTAATAATCTTTTTAATGGTAGGGCACAAGTATTTTATGCAGATACTCCTTTAGATGCCAGTTATTTGGCTAGTTCTGCAAATGTTGGTAATTATTTTTGGGTAAATAGAAGCGGTCAATTGGTTTATGAGAATGGTATACCTGCGGCTCCCTCTCAAGCAAATTATTTATGGGTAAATAATATTACAAACAATAGTTATGATATCAATTATTTATCTTCATACAATGGTGGAAACCCGATAATCAATGGCGTCGTTGTTATATATAACAGTAATTTTGTTATGCAAGGTAGTGCAGTTTTTACTCCTAGTACTGCCCCTTATACGATATCTTCAGCAACATTTTTTAGTACAACTGCCTCTAATTTTAATATTAATAATGATTACTATACAGGTATTTATTTTAATAATATGCTGGGGAATTCTATTGGAGCATTATCACCATTATCCCCATTAGTAAGATATAATTATAGCACCAGTAGTAGTGCTACTAAAGTTAATAATGTGTCTTCTTCAGTAGGAACAACTAGCCTGTCCGTATCTTGGACTCCACCAACATCTGGAAGCATAAGTGCATATCTTGTTAGTTTGTATGATCCATTAAATATTGTTAGTAATGGGTCGTATTATCTTCATTCTAGTAGTGGAGTAAGTACGACTTCGGCAGTTAATATTGCTATATTTAATAATTTATTGTCTAATTATAAATATATATATACAGTGGAGGCTATAACTGCTCCTAGTAATTTCAGAGGACCGCAAGAAGCGTCTATTGTTCAAACACTGGTTGGAACAATATCTTCAGCACCTACATCATTGAGTGCTCTGACAACTCAAAGAGCAGGTCTATTCTATTGGAATTCTCCAAGTTTTAATGGGAATTCAACCATTAATAATTATCTTATTTCTTATAGCGCAGACCTTGGATCAACTTGGAATTATGTTCTGACTAATTCTTCTAGTGCTGCAACATTATCTTCACCATTCACCTTGAGTAATCTTAATTATGGTATTAATTATTATGTAAGAATTGCAGCACTGAACCAATTTGGATATAGTGCAAATAGTAATATAATTACATATTCTACTTCAGCAGCAGTGCCAAATACTCCTTCAGCACCACTTTTAAGCAGAGGAAATTCTCAGTTTACGGTTTTGCTTACGCCTCCAACTGATAATGGGGCAAGTATCAATTACTATAATGTCGTATGGTCTACTGCAAGCAATTTTTCAACAATAACGGGAAGTGGAAATTTAAACAATATTTCAAGCGTTATAACAGGTTTGACCAATAATACTACTTATTACATAAAATATCTTGCTAATAATGCGGTAGGAAATAGTCAATATTCATCATTTACTTCAGTAACACCTACCCCTGTTGCTTTAACTGGATTGAAAATTCTTGCTGCATTTTATGGATTGAATGGAATTGCACAAGGCAATGCAATAATTAGTCCCAATGCTTCTTTTAATTCATGGTCATCCCCAATTATTGCTGCTTCAGGATTGACCCCGTATGGCTTTCTTGCACAATCCAATGGTGGAAATTATATTTCAGGAGACATTGATTCCAATGGTTTAGGGTTTTTTTACTCTGAAGATAATGCTTTATGGGCGTATACCCTTGATGGTGGTTCAACTTTTAATGATAATTCTTTGCAATACAATTCTAGTTTTAATTCAAACGCAAGTTTTATATTGGGCGAGGCAGATCCTAATAATTTAAAACTTTCTATTAATAATTTCCCATTGTCGGGTCTTGCATATGGAAGAATTTATAATAGATCGTCGATGAGACTTGTTAACGGATATTGGGTTATGCCACAGCAATATGCGAATACACAGTATTGGACTAGTCCTACTGGATCTAATAATCCAATAAATAATACCGGCCTAGCCTCGTATTTTGTTCCTAGAGATATTGCTTACGGCGCTGGATTAAATTCAGGCGGAGTAGGGAAATATGTTATGGTTGGAAGAGGTCAAGTATCGGCTGCTCCGGGTACTGCCGGTTTGATGATTTATAGTGCTTCTAGTCTTACTTCAGGTTCGTGGACGTTGGCTGCAAGCGCAGCGCCGTATTCAGGATCTCCTGTTCCAATCAGTGCAAGTGCTGATGCAAACTGCGTCACCTTTGGTGAAGGCATATTTGTTGCTGGCGGTGGAAGTATACTTAGTGGTCCTAAGATATACACAAGTCTTGATGGAACTAATTGGTTTTCTGCATCGACTCTTCAAGGTGGGGTCACCGACGCACGTCAAGAATTGCCTATTGTGGCTGTTACTTATGGATCAGCAAGATTTATTGCTTGGTCTGGAAGCGGATATTATTATTATGCTGTTGCAAGTGCTATCGCGGCAAGTCCAACTAATCCGTTAAATTGGGTGAAAGCAAGCATGTATCCCAGTCCATTGGGCGGAAATGTAGTAACTCAAAATACTGTAATTATGGATGCTAGATGGGTTAAAGATAAATTTGTAGCAGTTACTTCAAGTGGAACAATTATTACTTCCGCTTCACTTTCTTCATATTGGCCTGCTTTTTATTGGAATGAATATACTCCAAATGTTAATGGATTGACAGCAAGCGGCCTATTTAGCGCACTTGTGGTAGGATACTGATATGGCACAAATAAAGGTGGGCGGAGTCCCCGATATAACTAATGCAGACAATAATAAAATATTAATTGTATCAAATGGCAAATGGTCAGCATCATCTGTTCAAATCGTGCCGCCCATCGGCGCTCTACCCGTTTATAGTTCTGGTAGTGTTAACAGTGCATCTTCAGATATTGATCGTGGTAATTATCAGGGTTTTGCAACAGAGACATATTTTAATGATTCATCTTTAAGTGTTAGTCCTGTTATTTCTAGAAATAAAATAAAAAATTATAAAGGAAAATATGGGGTTAACCCTATAAATAATAAGATTATTAATACAACTACTTATAATTTTATTGAAATAGGTGGAAATGATAATAAACATAGTTTAAAGGGGAGTTTAAAAAATAGTCCAGAATCAACATTGGAACATGTTATACTTCCTATTTTTAGTTCATATTATTTATGGTTTGCTTATCCTGAAAGACCAACTGAAAATGTTAAGAAAACGCTTGTTCTTGTAAATGATAAAGCGGCTTCAGTTGGTGCATACAGTGGTATATTTAATAGTAATGCCGTCACCTTTGCCAATGGAGTATCACAAAATATTGTTCCGACCACTGCATCATCTGCAAGAGTTGTATCTATGGAATGGTTGGGATATCCATATGGATGGTATATAACATCTGTACAAGCAATTAATGTAAGTAGTTATTGGTATTCTAATAAAATTCCGTGGTTGATACCCTTAAATTCACCAGCACAAACTTCAACATTAGAAACATCAATAAATTCAGTTATTTCGCAAATGCCGGATGGCTTGATGAGAGGTCTTGCCGATAGAAATGTTCATGCGGAAGTTAGTCCCACAACTTCTCCGGCATCAGGTCCATTGTTTAATTATACTCAAACTCCGGGCGTATCGGGAACAGGGTTAACAATGAATTTGGCTCAATACGAAATTCTTAATGGATATTCATATGATAATGAGACTTGTGTACTTTTGCCTTACAACAATATTGGTGTTGTAACATTTTCTCATGAAATTGGACATGTTATTGATTTCGTGGGTCAAAAAGACGGGACTCCTATTAGTAGTAGACCAGATTGGATACTGGCTTTTGCTGTCGCAGGTGGTCCGGGTAATGCTGGTACTTATAGTACTAATATTCTTGAGTGGACCGCAGAAAGTATAACTTGTTGGATTCATCAAGATTATCCTACTGGTAGTACATGGTCGCATGGTTCTGTAAACGGTTTAGCAACAACCCGAGCAATCTTAGATTCAATTTTGCCAGCGAATTGGCATGTATAGTAATTAAAATTTCTGATACAATAATAATACATAGGCATATTGTTTATAATTTATTTTGCTTATTTATTTTTTAAAAAAGGAATTATTAAAATGGCAGGTACTACAAACTTTTATACGCATAAAAATTTTGCTATATCAATTATACCAAGTGGGCTTAGTAATACTGCAACAAGTGTTACAGTTGCTACTGGAACTTATTCAAGATTTCTCGCTGGTCCCGCAACAATTGTTGCTGCTTCAGCAACACCAGATGGAACTAATTCAGAAATTGTTTTAATAACAGCAAATCCTGCATCAGAAACATTTACTATTCAAAGAGGATATGAAGGAACAGCGTCTTTGACATTCGCTGCTTCTGCCGTAATTTTTCAAGGTCCAACTGCATCTGTTGTTAAATCAATTGAAGATGGAGTAAATAATCTTGAAACATTGAACTATCATATAAATAATTCTTTCAACAATTTAACCACTACATCTTCTTTAGTTTTAACAGATGCGGGAAGACTTGTAACAGCATCAAGCAATTCAGCAATGAGTATTATTGTTCCACCAAATAATCAGGTGCAATTTGCGATTGGTACACAGATACTTGTTACTCAGTCAGGTTCTGGTGCTGTCACTATAACAAATAATGGTGGTGCTGCTAGTTTGCAATGGTATTCACCTTCAGTTTCTGGGGCGGGATCAACTGCTTCAGCAACACTAAAAGGAATTCATGCTGGTGCTACCCTAATCAAAATCGCGCAAGATACATGGAAGATTCTAGGAAATCTTACATGATCCCCGCAGTTATTGGTGCAGTTAGTTCAATCTCAACAAGTGCTAGTCCAAGAGTTTTTGGAATTCTATATGCAAATCCTAGTGTTACTTATTATGGGGTTCTTTTTTATGCAAATGATAGTTCTTATACTTCGTGGAGTACTAAAGTTTTAACTGCGACAAATACTAATGCAGTTTTTGCTAATTCAGGAGCCGGTCCACTGTCTATTGCAGCCAATAACAATTATGCATACGCTCTTGATTATACTGAAACTTCTGTTGCAGCAATTTCTGGATCATATCCTCCATCAGCATTATGGAGTGATGTTGCATCGCCCAACTATCAAAATCTAGCGTCGCAGGCGCAAGAAAGAATGGTGACTGCTTCTGATTATCCCGGAATAAATATTGCGTATTTGGGTTATAATTTTACTACTGCAAATACTCGTTATGTTAATAATAATTGGGTATATGTAAATCCTATAGGAACCCAAAACGTAGGTTCCAGTTCTGTTAATGGAGGAACATTTACTAATGGTCCTATTTTAACTACTTTGATTTCTTCAATAAATAAATCTGGCACTACGATTACAGTAAATACTGCATCGCCACATGGACTCTTAAACGGTGAATGGATCTACATTCAGGGTTCTTCAAGTGGGGTTAATAATATTAGTCATCAAGTATCAACGGTAAACTCAGCAACTTCATATAATGTTTCATATACTGTTTCAAGTTCAGTAATGATTTCTCAAGGTAGCAGTGGTAGCGCAATTCCTTTCCGTCGTTGGTGGGATATAGCCTATGGTGTAGGATCAACAGCCGGTGGCGTGGGCAGATATGTTATTGTAGGAGAACATGGTTATCAGAGTGATACAATCCCAGCATTTAAATCAATATATTCATCTAGTTTAACTGCTGGAACATGGTCAATTGGAGCAAACACGTCAGGTCCAACCACAACTGGTGCCAAGTCTGTCACGTTTGGTAATGGCACGTTTGTTGCGGTTGGTGGCAATCCAAAAACAACATATAATCAATCTCAGACGGTCAGCGGTCCTATGATTTACACATCTACTGACGGTATTTCATGGGCGCAACAAACAATTTCAACTGGTATAACTCAACCACTTCTTTCAGTTGCTTATGGTGCTGGCAAGTTTGTTGCAGTCGGTTTCGGTGGCAAAATTGTTTATGCTGCTGATAATGCTGTTAATACATGGACAAATGCTACATCGCCCACAACAGCAATCATTAATAAAATTATTTTTTCTGTTTCAAAGTTTTTTGCTACTTCTACTGATGGTAAAGTTTTGGTTTCTTCCGATGGTGTTTCATGGACTGCATACACATTGCCAACAATAACTGGGTATGATGGTACATTTATTTCTAGTATGGATATTGCTTCTTTCTGATGAATAATAATATACCGACAGACGCAATGGTTTCCGCTGCTAAAAGAGCATTAGAATGGAAAAAACAAGGTAAGGCTGGCGGTACAAGTATTGGCCTTAATCGCGCTCATCAAATTGTTAGTCGTGAAAATCTTAGTGATTCTACTGTTAAGAGAATGTATTCTTTTTTCTCCCGCCATGAAGTAGATAAGAAAGCAAAAGGATTTTCTTCTGGTGAAGAGGGTTTCCCGAGTCCCGGCAGAGTTGCGTGGGATTTGTGGGGCGGAGATTCCGGCTTTTCTTGGTCAAGAAGGAAAGTTGCTAGTATGGAGAAAATGAATCTATATGGGGGTAGTACAGAAAAGCCTTTTCGTGTAGAATACAATGTAGGAGATTGTCAAGGTGGCTGGGCGGTATTAAAAGATGGTACTGGTCAAGTTGTAGGGTGTTATAAGACAGAAGATGAAGCCGTAGAACACATGGAAGAAATGACATCTGATACCATTGATATTCTTGGAGATGAAGTAAGAACTACAAAGTCTCCTGAAGAAATTCAGCAAGATAGAGTGAATAAACAAATGACTGCTACATCGTTCTGGGATGGAGTATTTTTCCCAGCAAAATCTGGAACTATGGGTCCAAATTCTGGAACAATGAATCAGGATACTGGTTGGCAGTCAACTTTTAATACTCCCCCACAGAAAGATGGGACAGAAAGCGCCGGATACGGAAATCGTAGTGCCGGAACCAATCCTCATTAGTAGTTAGAAATGACAGGTACCACACTAGGTGGTTGGCCCGGTATCGAAACAGCACAGGAACAGAAAGTTCTTGTGTGGATTAAGGTGCCCGGTACAGTTAAGAAAGTTCAATTGCGTAAGGAAATTGCTCCAGTTTTTGCAGCATTCCTAGCAGAAGTACATAAGAAGGTTATTAATTTAAATAAGGGTCCATTGGATGGATGGGAATTTCGTCAAGCACGCACAGGAGCAGGTCTTTCTCAGCACGCCGGGGCTGTTGCGTGTGATTTCCGCTACGATGTGCTTCTTGCCGATCATCGCCGTCATATGACACAGGCACAAATTAATGCCATGCATTCTTTGTTAAATAAGTATGTAACAACTAGCGGAAAGAGAGTTTTTGGATGGGGAGGTGATTGGAAAGTTGCCACGGACACTCAGCCGGGATTTTGTGATGAAATGCATCTAGAGGCTATTCAAAATTGGTCCCCCGGAAGTCATGGATCTAATGCAACTGTTGCAGATTTCCAGAATGTGCAGAAGCGTTTAGGCATTAAGTCTGATGGTACTGTTAGTACTGTTCAGAAGATTATTAATGTTTTTAAGCCTGCTCCAAAACCTCCGGTTCCAGTTCCAGCACCTAAGCCAATGCCGACTCCAGCACCTGTGGCTAAGCCGGTCACTCCTGCAGTAAAGAAGCCAAAAGTAGAAGTTTCCTTGGTTGCAGTACAGCCCGGTAAGAAGAATAAGCAGGTGGGGGTTGTTCAGGAAGCCTTGAAGTCTGTTAAGAAGTATGATGGACCAATTAATAATACTTTTGATAAAGCAACTCGTTCAGCATATGCAACATGGCAGGCTTCTCTTGGGTACAAGGGCACGGATGCTAATGGTGTTCCGGGAACTAAGTCTCTTACTGCTTTAGGTAAGAAAACTGGGTTTACAGTAATTCCATAAAATGTTATAATAGATTTGCTGGGGCGGGAGTTGCGGTAGGCAGCCCCCGCCCCTAATAATATCTAAGGATTTAGTATGTCTGATTTAATAGAAGGTTTGAGGTATGCTCAAGCGAATGTGGTAGCCATGTATGCACAATCTCATGGTTATCATTGGAATGTTAAGGGTATGTTGTTTAAGCAATTTCATGCCTTTTTCCTAGAGATTTATGAAGATGTTTTTGATTCTATTGATGCTTATTCTGAGAATCTTCGTAAACTTGGTGCAGATGCTCCGTTTGGTTTGAAAACGTGGAGTGAGACTGCAACGATTACGATTAATGAAGATCCTAATTTGAGTGCTGTTGAGATGATTGGTGAGTTAATGATTACTAATTCTAAGATTGTTGATCAGTTGAAGGTTCTTTTTAAGATTGCTGATGCTGCTGATGAACAGGGTATTGCTAATTTTATTGCTGAGCGTATTGATAAGCATCAGTTTTGGAATTGGCAGTTGGGTGTTACTTTAAAAAGCACTGTCGCTTAATCTTGACTGAATATCCATAATAGGGTATTCTAATATAATGACTCCAATTATGCGAGTTATTACTCCCGCTATTGCCCTTCTTGCGGCACTTGTCGTACAGGTACCAATGGCCCAGAGTAGTAATGCAAGTAATATAGTAGTACAGGCTGGCAGTGTCGTTAAAACTGTAAAAACATCCACCACAGTAAGCATGATTAAACCTTATGGACCTATTAAGGGCATTAAGCCTTCTGCATGGACAGGCAAGTATTATATCCCAAAGTGGGAACTTGTCCGTCGTTGCATTGTCAAGAGGGAATCTGAGGGTTTATATTATGTTGTGGAGAGGAATTCATTCGCTCAGGGCGCGTATCAATTTATGCCTTTTTGGGGAAGAACCCTCGCTAAAAAAATCGGACACCCAGAATTGGCGAACACGCCGATTAGATATTGGTCTAGAGTAAATCAGGATCATTCATTTTGGGTTATATGGAATAATGGAAAGGGAAGAAGTAACTGGTCGGGAGGCCGTTATCGTTGCTTCTAAAAAGGTGGGGGCGAAAAGCCCCCACCTTAAAATTAAGAAAGGCTATCTATGAAGATAGGCATGTTAAGTGCAGACTGGGGAGATTATATTACATCTTCCCCCGGTGGATGTACATGGATTAGGTTTTTTGGCCCTGCCGGTGAAATGAATAAATTAGGAATTCAAACTATTATTGGTGAAGTTGGTTGGATCGAAAAAGAAGGTTTTGTTGCTGTACCCACAGTAGATCGTCTAAGTCAACCTGATAGAGGACCAATTAAGAATCCTTCCGCATACGAAGGCGGCCTTGATGTAGTTATTCTTAAATTGTGGATGTGGCATGAGGCTAATGATTATATTAAAAAGGCTCAATATTTAGGTCAAACTATTATTATTGATATTGATGACTGGTTCCACGGTCTTCCTACAACAAATATTGCTTTTCAGACAACTCACCCAGATCGGGATGCTACTTGGAATAGAAATCATATGTTGGCAACCTATCGTAATGTTGATGGTTTGATTACTAGCACTAAGTTTTTAAATGATTTTTATTCTAAGCATAATAAAAATTGTTATCAGGTTTATAATTCTTTGAATCCGCAGTATTTTGTAAAGAGATATGATGTTGCTGGTTGGAAACCTACGATTGGTTGGGTTGGAATTATGGTTTGGCGTTCTGGGGATATTGAAGAGTTGCGCGGTTGGCTTGGTCCTTTCCTAGATAAATATGATTTGCGTTTTCATCATGCTGGAATTAATGTGGAAGATCCTCAAGAATTTGCAAGAATTGCTAATATTGATCCTGAAAGATTGACTGGAACTCCGGGATCTAATCCTCAGTATTATGGAAATATTTTATTACCAATGGACATTGGTATTGTTCCATTAAATAGCCTTCCTTTCAATGAAGCAAAAAGTAATCTTAAAGGCATGGAGTATGCTATGACTGGTATGCCTTTTGTGGCGTATGCTTCAGAAGAATATAAGAAATTAGAGTTGGAAGGTGCAGGTAATACTGCTAAGAAGCCTATGCAGTGGATTAAGCATATGGAAAAACTTCTTGATCCGGCTGTGAGAAAAGAACAGGCTGACCGTGGATATGAACTTGTTAGCACTAAATATAATGTTGAAAATGTTGTACACTTGTGGGTAGAGGCAATTGAAAAGATTGTTAAGGCCAATCCAAAGAGCAGGCTTAATAATGTATGATGAGAATGATGAAGAGCATTTCTTAGAGAAGTTAGTTGAATTAGGAATTGCTGAATTAAATGGTATGACTAAGGACGGCGAAGTAACTTATAACTTTGACATGATAAGAATGAAAGAGTTAATGCCGGAACTTTATGAAGTTATGATTGAAGAAACAGAGCAGGCTCTTGTCGATCTATACGAAAAGGGTATTGTAGATATTGAATATGATGAGAATCTAGAACCTTATTTTTCTATTCCTGAAGAGGCTAGGGATGCTTTAAGGAATATTGGTTTTATTCCTAAAGAGGATGGTAGTAATGCAGAATAATTTTTATTATAAGTTTGGTTATTATAGTGGATATGTTTTACAAATTATTTTATATGTTTCTGTAGTTTGGGGAATTTTTTCTTCTTTAAGAAATCATGAATTTCCTTATCTTCCTTTAATTTTAATTTTTTCTTATTTTACTTTTAAAAAGGCAGCGGTTATTTTGGAGTATGTTAAAAGTCCCGTTGTTGTTCAGGATGAGGGTAAGTTAACAGAAGAAGATGTTGTTAGACTTATTAATAATGTTAATTATTGGTATTCAAAAGGAGCAGGGCCAAACTAGATGACTTGTATTGTGGCTTTAGAAGATCAGGGAACTATTTATATGGGGGCTGATTCCGCCGCAGTAGAAGGAGATTCTATATCTTTAAGGGTTGCTTCAAAAATATTTAAAAATGGTAAGTTTTTAATTGGTTATTGTAATAGTTTTAGATATGGTCAAATAATTGAATATCATTTTAAACCGCCTCAAGTTCAAGAAAAAGATTTATTGAAATATATGATTACTAAGTTTGTTCCTGAACTTAGGAGAGTTTTAGAAAATAATGGATATGAGGAAAAAGACTCTTCCATTATTATTGGTTATGATGGTAATATTTTTTATGTAGAAAGTGATTGGCAGGTAGGTCAGGATATGACAAATTATCATGCTATTGGTTCAGGCAGTCCGTATGCCTTGGGTTCCTTGTATTCAACAACCGGGGAACCTTTAAGCAGGATCGAGCAGGCACTTAAAGCAGCCGAAACTTTTTCTACCAATGTAAGATCACCGTTTAATTATTTATCGATCTAGGTTGCCATGAATGATAAACTTGATCTATCTGGAATAATTACACATGAATGTATCTGCGGATCTAACATGTGGAAACTCGTAGTCTCTTTTGAGGATTACGAGATATCAGCATATCTTTTAGATATGGAATGTTTTTATTGCGGTACTACTGCTACCGCACCTACACCATTGGACAGGGAGTATTAATGTCAAACGATATTGAAGATCTAAAGCGAGCATTTAATGCAGCATCAAACGAATTAAAGAAGGGTGCTGGCAATAAGACTGGAATGGGCGCTGAACAAAAGTACGGTCAGGCGTACATGGCTTTGGTTAAGGCTGGTGCTGCACCTAAACTTAAGAAAAAGTATCGTGGTGGATTAAAGTGAACGAGGAACTTGTTGACGCTATCTTTAAAATATCTCAAAAGTTTCATAATCAGTTTATTAAAAATAAGGAAACAGATGAAACTCGTAGGATTGCTTTAGAGTATACATCTTTTATTTTGTCTGAATATTTTAAAATGATAGAGGAAGAAAATGCAGTTTGATAGATTTGCTGCTATTGCAAAAATGGCTGAGGCAATGAAGCGTTATGATGAAACTGAGACAGAGAACTTTACTTGGCGTCAATTGGCTCGCGTAGCATATGAAGCGTTGGAAGAATATAAAAGATTAACGGAAGATAATGTTGAAGCAAAGAATTGATATAGCAAGTTTTGCTATTGGACTGTCGGGTCTGGGTTTTGGACTTGTTGTTGGTAGTTCTCTTTTTGTTGTAGAAGCGTCCCTGAGAAGTTTAACTTCTTGGGGTACTATTTTTGCAATGACGGGAACATATTTATGCCTGTTGATGCTTATTCTTTCTTCCCGATCTCCCTTCTTGGAGAGAGAAATTGGACATGACAAAATGATTTTGTGGCATAGGAAGATTGCTCCCTATGCCCTTATTCTAATTTTTGCTCATGTTATTTTTACTACTCTAGGTTATGCTAAACCAATTAGACAGACTTTTTGGTCACAGACACAAATGTTTTTTACTGATTATCCGTGGATGCCGGAAGCAATTGTGGCCCTTGCTATGATGATGATTCTTGGCATAATGAGTTATAGATTTATCAGAAGTAGGATGCGTTATGAAATATGGTGGACTCTTCACCTTTTCTTTTATGTAGCAGTTGTCCTAGCATTTGGACACCAATTAGACAATGGAAGTATTTTTATAAAACATTATTTTATTAGAGCATGTTGGATAATTTTTTATGTACTTGTTTTTCTAGCCATTATTGCTAACAGATTTGTGCAACCATTTATTTTTTCTAGGCGTCACAAGTTAGAGATAAAAAGAGTTGTGAAAGAAACTAATGATGTGTATAGTGTTTACATAACAGGTGATCGTCTAGGAGACATTGATGCCAGAGGGGGTCAGTTTTTCCAATGGCGTTTTCTCACAAGAGAGTGGTGGTGGCAGTCACACCCCTATTCCTTGTCCTGCTCACCCTTGAGTGGTGATTTAAGAATTACTGTTAAGATTCTTGGTGACCATAGCCATGATCTTGCTAGAAGGCTGAAGCCGGGAACTAAAATTTTTGCAGAAGGTCCGTATGGGGTTTTTACTTCACGTAGACGTGAAACTAATTTAATTGCGGCATTTGCGGCAGGAGTTGGAATAACTCCGATTCTAGCCGTCCTTGAAGAACTTCCTCATAGAGCAGAAGTTACTTTAATTTATAGGGTACCCACATTCGATGACATAATCTTTGGTGATGAATTGGATGCACTTTTCTTGAGAGAAGGATGGACTTTATACTATTTAATTGGTAATAGATCAGAGCATCCGATGACGGCAGAAAATATTCGTCAGTACATTCCAGACATTTCTTTTAGGGATGTGTTTGTGTGCGGTTCAGAAAGTTTTATGGATGACGTAATTACCCTTGCGCTAAATGCGGGTGTCATGGATAATAGGATATACCACGAATCGTTTTCGTTCTAAGGAGAACACATGCAAGTTTTTATGTCAGAGTACACGTTTGAGGATTCTGCCAAGGCACTAGATAATAAGCGTTTGGTTAAGCAGTTGCTTGAGGGTCGTCAGATTCTTGCTGCCCTTGCTGGACAGACTAAGGGCTGGCGTTTGCACCCTGCTACTAAAATGTTTGAGGGCCATGAACTTGCTCTTTATGGTTATCTTTACTGTATTGCCAAAGAGATGGATGCTCGCGGCTACAAGTATGAGAATAACTGGAATGAAATTGTAAGGTTGCGGGACTACTTTGATCGTGAAGATGGTTATAGTAACCCTCCTTGGTTTGTTGATCGGGCAACTCTTCATAGTGTTGTAACTACTCATCGTAGAAGTCTTTACAATAAAGCCCCAGAATTGTATCCTCAGTATGAGTATGAAGCATCTATTGGTGCCGATTTTGTTTGTTGTGATAGTTGTAATTATTATTGGCCTACACATGTAAAGGAAAATTATGAACATCGAGTATAAAGATATGCATATTACTCCAACTGAATTGTTGGAGTTGGCAGCGCGAGTCTATCAGGACACTAATGTTAGTCCGGGACTTGACGAGAAGGGGCACCCAGAGGATGTTTACTATGCTCTGGATCTAGTATTTAACAGTCTTGGTAAGGGTCTTATACATTATATAGAAATGATTAAGATTAATGCTAACAATAGGGAGGGTAAGAATGTCTAACGAGCGTGTGATGACTCTTGATGAATGGTTTGAATGGTTAACTTCTAATATTGAGGATTTAGATAATGGCTAGTATTCTTACTGAAGCAACTGTGGACCATCAGGGGAACGAGTTATTTGTTCATTGTACTGATGCAAATACTGGTATTACTATGCGTGTTACCGTTCCCGTAGATGCTATGAATGAAGATACCCGTAAGTCAGTCGGGATTCTTGCGGCTAATATGCCGGAAGCATTTTTGAGAGGCGTTATGATGATTGCTGAGAGTCCAGATGCCTGAATTAGATCAATTTCAGAGAATTCAGGCTTTACTAGATACATGGAAAGATGGTAGACTTTATACATCTAGTCTCGTAGGGGGAATTCAAGAAATTCTAAACGAGAATGATCTTGCAAAAGTAGGATCAACTACAAATTATGGAGATAATAATGAAAACTAATCGGGAGATTTCCGAATGATTCAGGTAGTTGTTAACGAGGAATCTTTGTACCCGGTTTATACTTTGGCACCAAGAATTTTTGCCACTGATGAAACCATTGAAATTCCAATAATGCTTTATGATCGTTACACTACTGTTATGAAGCAGTTTAAGTCTATACAGAATGAGATTCGTCAATTCCAGTTAGAGCAGGAAGATGATGAAGAATATGATTCCACCCCAGAACGTATCAAGGTTGGGAAGTACAGGGACTGACATGGACGATCTTCAGCGGGACTTTGAAGAGTATTATCGTAATAAGTTTGCTCTTGAGATAGAAGAATGTATTTCTTCAGACAAGCCCGCTGATGAAGAGTCCCGTTGGTTTTTCAATGGAATGCGCTACGCCATGATGCTTTTGCGTCATGGTTACTCACCGTAGTTCAGGGGATAGAACGCGAAACTTCTAATTTCGATGTCGCTGGTTCGATTCCAGCCGGTGGGACTTGTGTGACTAAAGTGACTAAAATTAACCAGTTCTTATAAAATTAAATAACCCATTCGTGTTAAAATATGATTGGGGTATGAAATAAAACTAAGCCCCAGAAAATAGGAGAATATAAACACTCATGAGTCGTGTTAAAAAGGTAAGAACAAATAATAAGAAGAAAGCCGTTTTTGCGCTAAGCGCAGTTGCTGGTATTGGAGTAATTGGTTGGTCATCAAATGCTATGGCAGATTTTTCTCTTCCAATTCCGGTTGATTCAGCAAATCTAGATAGTCTAACAGTTACGGCAAATGCAAACGCAACCGTTTACGCCCGTAATGCCCAGATGTCTCTCACAACAACTAGCAATAAGAATGTAGTAGTTCCCGGTAGTACAGTTACCTATACTTACAAGGTAGCAAATACAGGTACTATTGATTTCAAAAATATTGTCGTTGAAGATGACAAGTGCAGTCCAGTAACTTATGTCAGCGGAAATGATTCAGATCCGCTTCTTAATGTAGGCGAGACATGGACGTACACTTGTTCCACCAAGGTTCTCAAGGACCAGACAAATAATGCTAAGGTTACAGGAACTCCTGTAATTCCTTCTAGCACAGCCACCCCCACACCAACTCCAACTGGTACCGTTACACCAACACCAACACCTACCCCTAGCCCAACTGCTACTGGCGGTACGGTAAAGGATGGTACATTTACTGGTGTAGCCGCTACTGTTAATGTTGCAGATCAGGGTCTAACTTACCCAATTCAGGTTGCAGCAACAATTTCTGGCGGTAAGATTACTGCTATCACCGTACCAGTTTTTGGTGCAACCGACAGTACTTCTAAGAATATTGGTAAATATAATGTTGCTACTTTGGCAGCGATGAATAGTGACCCCGCAAATCCGACTATGATTTTCGAGGCTCTAGCGGCACAAAGTTCAAACATTGCTACTATCTCAGGTGCAACATACACCACCTCTGGTTTCAAAACTTCCCTTGCAGATGCATTGAAGCAGGCAGGTTTCTGATAACTAGTGATTTCTAAATATTTATTAGACGCTCTTATGGATGCGTTAAATTCGTTCGGAAAAGATAAAGAAATTGAACACTGGAAAAAAATTGAATTTAGGGGAAAATATTAATGATATACAATTTAGGTCGATACACTTTAGGTCGTAATGTAAACCATGATCCACGTTCAAGAGCATATGCTTTTGATGGTTCAAGTATCACCCTCACGTCAACAAGGTGGAGGAGAGAAGTCCCGTGCTTTGACCAAGGCAATCTTGGCAGTTGTACCGGGAATAGCGGGGTCGGACTAATCGGCACAGATCCTTATTTTAGTACTCTTCCTGCGGGAACGGTGTTGGATGAATCTGTAGCAGTTTCCGTTTATTCGGATGCTACTAAGATTGATAATGCGCCGGGTAGTTATCCTCCAGATGATACCGGGTCGGACGGTTTGTCTGTAGCAAAAGTGCTACAGAACCGTGGCCTTATCAGTGGATTTACGCATTGCTTCTCTTTAAATGATGTGCTTGCTGCTTTAACACAGCATCCAGTCATGATTGGTGTAAATTGGTATAATAATATGTTCCATCCTGATTCCAATGGTCTTTTGACCATTCCTGCTGGTGATTCGGTAGCAGGTGGGCATGAGTTTATTCTTGATGAAATTGATGTAGAACGTCAGTTGGTCGGGATGCAGAATTCATGGGGAACATCTTGGGGTGTTGATAATGGTCGTGCGTACATGTCATTTAATACACTCGGCAGATTGCTTTCAGAGCAGGGAGATGCTACAGTTCTTGTTGGCTTAAATAAGCCTGCACCTACTCCAACTCCTGTTCCTCCAACACCTACACCAGATCCAACTCCGGTACCACCGGCACCTGTGCCTCCTGCACCAGTGCCACCAACCCCAACACCTACCCCAGTTCCTCCTGTAGATGATGATCTTGCATTATGGAATTGCGTTAAGATTTGGGCTTCATCCACAAGATATGGTAAGAGTCGCAAGGTTGCTCAGGCGATTCTTGCTTGGGGACGTTCAAAAAATTACACTCTGTAAATAAGAAATAATAAGCAGGAGCCTCCTATGGGAGGCTCCTGTCTTTTTAATCTGATAAAATAGTAATGTAATAAAATTTATTTAATTGGTGATATATATGACGGAGGAACATACTCAGAGAGTAACCCATTCTTACAATGTGCATTATCCTGCACATCCTGCCCGTAAGGATGATCCGCATTACGTTGATTTTAATCATATCCGCAAGCAGTGGAAGAAAGATCCAGAAAAATGGCAGTGTGCGATTGGGAAGCATCGTAATGATTTTTCTGAGTGTGATTTAAAGAAACCTTTAGAACTACATCATAGTCATGTGGAGTTTAGCCTTCAAAATGGTGTTGAGTTGGCTTGGCTGGAAAAAGATTATCCGGGTATTTCTGATCTTAAAAATGTTGGTGCTTGGGTAGAATCAGCAGATAATTTAATTGTTTTGTGTGTTCATCATCATAGAGGTCATGGTGGTGTGCATGTTGCTGCTTCTTCAGATTTTGAAGCATCTAAATATGTTAAGGGGTTGTTCTCATGAACCTTGAACCCGGCGATATACTTGCGATACATACAACACAATTTTTTTCACGAATGATCCAAACTGCCCAGTGGTTTCGTTGGCGTAAAGAAGGTGAGTGGAAATATAATCATTCTGCAGTTTATATTGGTGACGGGAAGATCGTAGAAGCGAATCCTTGGGGTGTTGCTATTGATGATTTATCTCAATATCCTGAAGAAGACTATTTAGTTTTATCTATTAAGGGTGACAGGAAAGCGGCGGTAGAGAAAGCGAAATCTTTAGTTGGTACTCCTTATGGTTGGGTTGATATTATTGCTTTTATCTTTTTAATCTGTGGCGCTGACCCTAAATGGGTTGACAATATTATGCGTAATCTGTCAACATTAGTATGTTCTCAAGTGTCTGCTTTGTCTGCACAGGCTGCTGGAGATGATACTTTTGAAGATCCTTATTTGGTTGTTCCAGCGCAGATTGCTGCTGCTGCTAAGTCTATATAATGAATTGGATGTAATATGAATGAGATTAAAATCCCTGCTGATGTTGCTAGGGAGATTGCTAAGTTAATTCGTAATGTTGATGATGGCAAGTTGGAGGATTGGGCTTCGATGCTAGATCCTGTTAATATTTCTGATAGGATTTACAGAATTATTAATTTTTATATTAAGTCTAATGGCGATCCAAATTTTGCTACAGATGAAATACTTAATGAGTTTAAGTATCTTATTAATAGTGTTAGAATTATTGAAGATTCTTTTATCCTCAAAAAAGATCTTATAAATTTAATTGAAAGTGGTGCAAATGTTTAATTGTTTAAAAATAAAAAATTAATTAAAATTATTTCAGCATTTATTGTGTTAATATGTATAGCAATATTTGTTTTTGTTTTTAATTTATCAAAAATTCCTGCTAGATTAATTGCTAAACCTTCATCATTTCCTACAAAAAATTCTGTTGGGTGGAAACCTAAAATTAAAAAACTTAAAGTTTTTAATGGGCAAATGATTATTACAAAAAATGGTACTAAGATTGATGGATATGAAATTCGCGGCCCGGTGCTTGTAGAAGCAAGCAATGTAACAATAACTAGGTCTTTAATTATTTCTCCCACAACTTGGTATGCGGTTAGACAATGGAGTCAATTTAATAATTTAAACATGTCTTATGTAGAAATAACTGCTGCAAAGAACTCACACCCCGATACAGCAATTTTGGGCGGCACAGAAATGAAATTAGATCATGTCTATGTTCATGGTACGCAAAGAGGTATTTTTGCAACTGATGGGATGAAATTAACAAATTCTTATGTTGATAATTTTATTAATCCTAGTAGCAATCATGCTCAAGCAGTTCTTTCTTCTGGAAATGTAAAAAATGTAACTATATATAATAATGTTTTAGGATGTCATACTAACAATTGTACGTCAGCGATAAGTATGTTCCCTGAGCAAGGTCCAAATATTAATTGGAAAATAACGTACAACCTTGTTAGGGGTGGCTCCTATTGTGTGTATCTTGGTAATTCTGGAACAGAAAAACCAAACATTCAAATATTATTTGAGAATAATAAATTTGATACGCTTTACAGTATTAATTGTGGTATTTACGGACCTGTGGAATCTTGGTCTAAAGATCCTAGCAATGTTTGGAAAAATAATACTTGGTATTCTCCTTCTGAATCCAAGAATGGTAAATTAGTTGAATTTTAAGGATAATAATGTCTAAAGGTAAATTTGGTTGGTGTTTAACTAATCAACACGATAAATGTTTAACTAGATTATTATCAGAAGATCGTCAATGTACTTGCGAATGCCATAAAAAATGATTACAAAATATCGTTTTTAGTGTATAATTAAAACAAATACCCTTAGAAAGAAGGTGAATTAATAAATGGATAATAATCAACAGGCTCCTAATGCAAAGCAGGGCGGTAGCCCAAATTTTACAGATCCCATCTTTCCACATACTGAAGTAAATCCTTCAGTAACGAATCTTGGCCTAAATTCTGCCAAGCCAATGGCTGGAACTAGCGTTCAGTCACCACTTAGCGGTGCTGATGTTTCTATGACAACACCACAGGCTTACGGTGGCCCAATCGTTTCAACAGAACAGGGCAAGGTTTCAAACCAGACCGGCCCAAACGCCTGAATCCATTAGTAATTTAAAATGGGAGATATTAATTTGAAGAAGGAAACATTACTTAATTTTCTTTCTTCTGTTAAGGAAGAAATTTCTAAATATGAGGCACAAGGTACTCTTTCTCCAGTAACATCTTCTAGTGGTCAACAGGTAGAAGATCCTGATAGTTCTGACAATTCCGTAGATTACTATTTAAAAAAGGAAAAGAGCAAAGTTGACTACCTTGCGCCTGAAGATAGTGATTACAAGCCAACGGATAAGGTTTGTAGCACATGCAAGTTCTTCGTAGATGGAGATTCTTGCACTATTGTATCCGGTCGAATAGACCCTCAAGGATACTGCAAACTTTATTTTGAAGGTGGTGAAAAAATGACTGAAAAAGGACTAGACGTAGATAATTCAGAGACTGTAGATCGTGCTTATGATCCCGGTGTCACATCAACAACTGAACCTGATCCCCAGAGCGAACTTGCCATGCAGAAAGGTCTTGACTTGAGTGAAACTGATTCTTCAAAGCAGCAGGGTAATGGTACATACAGTACTACTGCTAATTCTACTGTAGATGCCCCTGTTCCCGGTGAAACGACAGAGCCTACTAAGGCTATGAATAAGGATGCTGATGGAGATACTATGCAACTTTGTAATTGTGCTGGTATGGGTAAGTGTGTAGGTTGTGCCTGTTCTGGATGTCAGACTTGCGATGGTTGCGATGGTGATGATTGTCAGGGATGTTCTTGTGAACATGCAATGACTAAGGCAGCATGTGATTGTTGTGGTGATTGTGGACCTAATTGTGATGGAGATTGTTGTGATAGTTGTTCTATTACAAACAAATCCGTAGATGAAAAGTCAGATATTCAAAAGTCAATTTGGGGTGGAGCGTTTGCTCCGATTACTCCAGATGGTGCTGCTGTTCGTACAATGTTCACATTTGAGTAATATTTATACAATTAAATGGAGGGCGGTCTAAAATTTAGACCGCTTCTCTATTTTAGGAGACATTATGAGAGTTTTGGTTGTTGGTAGTACAAATTGGAAAAACTACAATGAAGTCATGAGAAATATGACGTTAGAGATTGAAGATATTGCTGCACAGGATTTAGAAGATAAGAAAATTGTTTTTGTTCACACTGGACTTCGTGGTGCAGAGAATATGGTAACTGAATATTTAGGTAAGGTTGAGAAGTTTCTTCGTCAGAAAGGCTATTCTGTTAAAGAGGAATTGTATCGTGTTAAGTTGGAGGGTAATCATCTTCAGAAGGCTACCGCTGATTATGATATGATTACTTCTGGTATTGATCATGCCATTGTGTTCTTTAAGCAAGGAGACAAACGAGCGGAGTATTGTGTGAGAATCTTAAAAGAATTTAGTATTCCTACCATTGTGGCGAAGGAAGTTTAGTTGGATTTTTTTTGGATAGCCCTAGCATTATTTTGTTTATGGCTGTATTCTAAGTATAAAAGGATTAATTAAATGATTTTAGGACTATTCATTGTTTTTGCATCCGGTTTTATTATTGGCGGAATCTTTAGTTTGATCAGGGCTTCCCGTAAAATAGATGAGATACTACACTATGAAGTAGAACTTGATAACGGATACATTTGTCATGAGTGTGGGCAGGCTTACCCCTGCCCCACTCTAGTAGAGACTAGGAGTTAAGATGCCTAAAGGAGCAGGTAAGTAATTATCTTACCAACACAGAGAAATCCTTCTTGCGTCTAGCAGAGAAGGTTGCAGAGTCTTCAACTATGAAGCAACGACATGGGGCGGTTATTGTAAAGTCCGGTCGTGTTATGTCTGTAGGAATTAATAAGTGGCGTAATAATCCAGAGATTATCGAGACAGAAAAGATTAAGCAGGAATGTTCTGTTCATGCAGAAGTTGATGCGCTTAGTCGTGTTAAGAATCCTAGAGGTGCTACTATTTATATTGCTAGAGTTAATCGGTTAGGCGAGTCAGGTTTGTCTCGACCGTGTAACAATTGTTTTCAGGATCTTGTAAAGTCAGGTATCAACAAGATCATTTACACATAGGAGAGTTGTGAAGCCCACGTTTGATGAACTTACAAAAGCCAACGTAGAACTTTATTGTGAGGGATGTAAGTCTACATTTAAAGGGACGGCGCAGGAAGCGTTTGATTTAGGCTGGGACTGTGTGCCTTGGTTTACAGGTCATATTACCTGCCCTGATTGTCCTATTAATACTACCTTATGGTATGAGTTGTATACGCAGTCTCAAAAGAAGATGGATCTATGATGTCAGTTGAATCAGATGAAAAAATTAAGAGGGTTTTAGCAACCTTGAAACTTCTTGAGTGGGAAGCAGTTGGTACTATCGCATGGCCTATTGTTTCATCGGTAACAGAACGTATTAAGAAAGTTCTTGAAAATGATTGACTTTAAGTTAGCCGCACTGCTAATATTTTTATATGACAAACACAGAAACCTTAACACAAGGAGTAAACATGAGCAACGATTTTGAACATGCCCAGCGAATCATCAAGTCTCAGTCGGAATCCATTGAGAATCTTATTAAAACTATCAGTACTTATATTGAGATTTGTGATATACGTCAGATGACTATTAAAAGACTTGAGGATGAGAATGAATCATGGATGAATCTGACTGATAAGTATCTTGATGAAATTCGTGATCTGGAAGATTTGAATGATTCTTATAAAAAGACTATTTCAGATTTAAATGATCGTCTTTCTGATAAATATAAACTTTTTTACCCCACCGTTCCTGATATGAATCAGGTTAATGAATCATTTGATCGTGAGCCGGAAGTGGTAAGTGGTCTTAGCCAGATTCTTGAACAACTTCGTAATGAACGACTTGGAATCAACCCCGTAGTATAATTAATTAGGAGGATATTATGCATCTAGAATATCGAGGATCTATCCTCAGTCAGCATGGTCCATGTGAGATTATTGATCAGGATCACCCCCGTTTCCCGCATTCTGATTGGATGCAACAAGGCCGTTTCACTGTTCTATCCGCTCAAGGACACCGATTGCTTCGTGTTCGTCCCCAATCCATTTGGATTGTGAATGACTGAAACTTTGACAGAGCCACTAATTAAAGTAGCCGACCGATGCGATAGATGCGGGGCACAAGCATTCGTCCTAGTTAAAGGCATGTCTGGAGAACTATTGTTCTGTGGGCATCATTTTGCTAAGTTTGAAGATAAACTAACTGAGTTTGCTTATGAGATTATTGATGAGCGGGATCGGATTAATAATAAATCGGAATCATCAGCATGAAAAAATCAGAACGTCTAGCATGGACAATAGGTATTATTGTATTAATGTTATACATTGGCTATTGTATTACTAAAATATAATTGCAGTCAGGCTTTCTAGAGTGCGCCTGTCTGCTTGACCCTTCCCTCTGTCTTATGTCAAGGTTGGGTTTTCGCACCGCCAGATGCTTAGGCTACTGGTTGCCAAGGGGGTATTCAATCGGATACCCCCTTGCGCTTTATTATGATTTAAGAGATAACTCATAATAACGGCTATCCGCATTATTAAACAGGAATAAAATTTTCCATATGTAAGGTTATTCATTAAAGTTACATATGAAAGCGGCTTGTGTAAGAATTAGAACAATCTAGCATAATAGCGGATTGTTCTGTTTTTAACACTATTGTAGTAGTCTAATTGTTTGGCGAAAAGTACATTAATTGTCTGGCGAAAAGTACATTAGTTTCGTAAAATCTCCTATTTGCAGGATAGTTTACGAAATGCTAAACAGGAATAACTACCTCGCTATTCCTGTTTAAGGGTGCTAAACAGGAATAACTCAAAAAATATTGACATAAACCGTACATAATTGGTACACTTATAGTAATTGTAACTACAACTAAAGGAAATATTTTGTCTACATATACAGAACTAAACTATGATCAGGCTCACGACTTTGTTGTCAGCAATAAGTCTAAGGGTTTTTATTGGAATGGGTGGGACATTATCAAGTGGACTCCCAATCCTAATGGCTATACCCAAAAAAATGGGATGTTTCGTAATAACACATGGGGATTCTATGTGACCATTCCATGTTCTGATAATGGAATGTGGAGAGTTCTTTCAAAATATGTCTAATCTACTTAATGAATTAGGTTTAGAAGAGGATCGCGTTCAATGGTATCATTTAGCCGCATGTAAAAATATGGATATTAATTGGTTTTATGATAAGTATGAGGATAAGAAAGAAGATCCTAACAGAATTCACGCTAAGCAAGTTGATGAGATATGTTTGGGATGTCCAGTAATATCACATTGTTTGCAAGAGGGTATAGATAAAAAGCAAGTTGGTGTTTGGGGTGGGATATATCTTAATCTTGGACGTATAGATAAAGATATGAATGAACATAAAACACCAGAAATTTGGAAGGCGTTGAAGAAAAAGCATGGAAGATCAATCGTACAGCCCTAGACAGACCGGCAGGATTGTTTATAATATGGATATGGCTAGGGCTATCAGAAAAATTAAAAAGCCCGTCAAGGGTCTGGTGATGGACATTAAAGGTCTACCTAATTTTTTGGCTGTTACTGTTTACGAAGAGAATATACTTGAGTATAATGATAATCAGCGTGAGGCAATTATGGGCTATTTGATTCTTGTTAGAGATGTAATCAGGTCTTATAATGTTCCTTGTGAATTAAATGGTGAAAAATATTTACCAAGAGGTGGCGGAGTATGATGGATTGTGCTTCCTGCGGGAAACAAAAGAATTCCTTGCATCCAAGGGGTTCTAATATAATTAATGGTATTACTATAATTATGTGTCAATCGTGTATTGATTTTGATTATGAACCTAGATGGACAGTTGTTTTAGGCGGTCGTCAGAACGGTCCTGAATCAATTAAAGAATATATTACTAAGAGAAAATACTTGGGTAAAATTATTACCGCAGAAGAGTTGCTTTCATAATGTTAGATAATGGTAGTGCTACTCTTTTTGTTGGTCTTGCTTCTGCCATAATTGGAAGCCTTGGTACAAAAATATTCGATGTTAGAGTTTCTAAAAAGAAAATGAGTTTAGATTATGCATCTCAAATACGTTCTGAGCAACGTGCTGAATTACTTTCTCTTAGGTTGGATTATCAGGTTTTGGAAAAACAGTCTGATAAATGGCGTGAAAAATATTTTCAAACACTAGAAGAAAATATTGAATTAAAAAAACAATTAGATATTGATGATGAAGAATAATTGCATTAGCAAATATTGGAGATGAAATGGCTGAAGTACCACTGAGTATTGAAGAATTGGAAGAAATTGTGACTAATGTTTCCCGCGACCTTCTTTCTGACATGGCGATAGATAATGATATTGTTGATGAAGATATGGAAGATTGGACTAATATGTGTGTAAATATTGCTTCTTTATGCATTAATCGTTACATGTTTTATTTTAATGAATTAGTTAATAAGAAGGCTTTGGCGGCTTCACAATGGCTTCTTCAGAACCCACAGTAGATCAATTACTTTCACATATTAAAAATTTATATTTAGCCTTCGATACGCTCATGTGGGATTATCATTGGAGGCACCATAAGGACGATGGAGACACTAGAGAATATAAGGCGTGCATACATTACCCATGTAATATTTTGTCTCTTTATATCTTAAGTAAAAATACGGAAGAGAATTATGAATAATAAATTAAATCTAAAAAAGTATAAACTTGCTGCCATTTTTGATATGGACGGGACACTTGTAGATACTAGTAAAATAAGTTATATGATTCGTGGCAAGAAACTTGGACCATCTCCCGAACTTGATGCATACCATGCTGAGGCTGCTAAATGTCCACCTAATGATTGGGTTGTTAGGCTTGCTAAAGATCTTTCGGAGGCCGGTCTTGATATTTTTATTGTTTCTGCCCGTCATGAGAAACATCGTAATTTAACTATTCAATGGCTTAATAAGTATAATATTCCTTTTAAAGATATTTATCTTCGTGAAGATGGTGATTCAAGGCCGGATGTTGAAACAAAGCGGGATTCTTTAGATAAGATAAAGAGTAATGGTGATGTTATTATTCTTGCTGTAGAGGATAATCCTAGTGTGATTAAGTTATGGCAGGATAATGGTATTCCTACTATAGTTGTTCCCGGCTATATCGCTTAATAATAAGATAATCTATCATGATAAAATAGGATTGGGTGGCATGTATGTGTCACTCAATTCTGCCGTTTACGGCGAAAATGGTGGTAGAAATCAAAAATATAAAACTATTCCGTAAGATAAATGAGGCCGCTGAGAAAGTTTCAGATAAGGCTTCGGAATGGTTTGGAAAGCCTCTGTCTATAGCCCTTCATGTTGCGTTTTGGACATGGTGGATTGTGACGGCGGGGATAGGTAGAGATCCATTCCCCTTTGGTGAACTTACTATGGTGTTATCCCTAGAGGCTATTCTATTGTCTATGCTTATTCTTAATTCTTCAACACGACAGCAACAGAAAGATTCTCATAAGATTCATGAAAGTGCTGATATTAGTGCGGAAGTGAGGGAAGATGTCAAGAATCTTCATGATGATATTGAAGAAATCCTAGACCTTCTTGAAGTCGAAGATGATGAGAAATGAGCGGGACGGTAGAAAGATAGACACCCCTTCCATATATATAATAATATCCACTCTTATACTAGAAATAGATAGACTAAGAAAGATATTAGACACATATGGAATAGACTATCAAAAGAAAAAATAGACGTATTACACACAAAAGAAGAGAGAAAAATACACTCCTAAAAGTAAAAAATACAGACAGTATACACTTTTGATAGATTTTATGTAATTATGCACATATTTTGAATGCTGTCAATTCTTTTGTATATGGCGTATTTCACAGTAAGAGGGATGGTTTTATTAGCCATCCTTCTTATTTTTTGTCTAAAATAGGACATTTTATGCTAAAAAGTACAGTTTTTATAGTAAAAATACATAATTTTATATAAAACCGGGTGAAAAACGGGGGAATTCGTAAAGGTTATTAGTATATATAGTATATATATAGGATAGACCTCCTTTGTTTCAAGATAATATAAATCCCGCCCGCCCATAAAATGTCTCATAAAATAATTTTATATAAAATGTAAAATCGTGGTGAATTTTTAGGTTTGTTCGTAAAGGTATTGACAAAATTTTATTTTGCGGTTAAGATCTTGCCCGCGCAGCGGGCGCATGTCAAGATCTTTGATAAAAAAGAAAGGGCGGGTCCGAAGACCCGCCCTGAATAATGCAGTTCAAATTGTTTATAAGACTTGACAGAATTGTCTGATAGCCTAACTGCAACAATATTATATTATAATAAATCGAATAGTGTCAAATCCGCACGCGGATCATGATCACCATATTTCTCATACACGATATACTTGTATTCATCTGAGAATACATAGTCTTTGATTTTCTTGGATAACCGGCTAATCTCAAATGTGTCTTTCTGAATATGTCCCACCTCATACCAATGCGACATGTGATAAACATATGACACGATTACATTCCAGAATCTTGATTGTACCTCCAGTGGTTGACGTTGCAAGGCTTCTGCTAATGCCGCCTCGTTGAATCGGGAATCGGAGCAAGCATCAATCAGATACTTGGCTGCCTTCTGTTCAGGCGTCTGTGCCATATTGTGCCTCTCTGTAGTTGTTGGCCTTTCATTATACCGCGACGGGAGGGATGAACACAAGGGGATCTTTGGAGGAATATATATATTGTGGTGCATGGACTCCCTGACTACACCGGCACCAGACCATGTGTTGTGCGCAGCGGTGGCAGATCACAAATCCGATCTTGTTTCCTTGTTTGTCATATCCATATAGTTGACGGCCTTCACGTTGCGGTGTGACTTCTGGTTTAAATATTTCTTGTACGCTTGGCTTGTAGTCACGTTTTGCTAATTCATCTTTCATCTCTGTGGAGAAACGACCGCGCTCCCCGACATCATAGCCAAGGGAGCGCAGGTATGCACGGTCATTCAACGGTATTGGATTATTTAAATTATTCATGCGATGACCTCACAAATCTAGGAATGATACGAATCCAATCTTCAATTTCTCTAATTATTTCACCATTAATTTCTAAGTCATCTGGTGTAATTCCCTCGGAACCTGCCTCACCCAGATCATATTCATATGTAAATGTCATGTACTGTCCGGTAAGATCGTTTAGAATCTCAACGTCATACGTCCATACTTCATAGTCGCTCACACTTCCTCCAAACCTAGATGCCGAAGGTTTCGCTCTAACTCATAGTATGCATCTTCAAGGTCTACGCCTTCACGCGCCCTGAGTGTAATTGTAATTTCATCCATTAGGTAAACACCCCTCACATGTTTCGACGCGGCAAAGAATACATTCCCATTCATCACAGGTATCACACAAGATAAAGGCGGGATATTCGATGGAGTAGAAATCTTTTACTCTGATAGTTAGCATTACCATGCCCTCATCTCTTTTAGATCTGTCTGAATCCTGAATTGATTAACACATGTCAGGCATGATCTCCAAGTATCGCGGGAGGCATAGAGAGTATCAGAGAATGATGCATTCCAATGCACAGTCTGAAACTTAGGATTGTTAATATCCCGCCCACAGTATGTCATGCCATAGTTAGAATGCTTCATGTATAAATGATGTTTGTTTGTTTCTACATTCTTGATGATGATCCACTTGGTGCCAACTCGCTCATAGCCTTGATTCATGAAAGCGATATCTTGATCAGTTATCTTCGTCTTCATCATGTCTCCTGAAATAGATAAGGCAGGGGGAAGCGAGTCGTGGTTGGGTCGCATATCCCCCTGCCAGCCTGTGTTAGCCCTTGCGGGACAGTGGGGCTACGGGAGCCTTACGCAGAGCAGTGATAGAGTAGTTG